GGGCCAAGTACAAGGGCGGCCTGCGCGAGACGCTGGCCTGTCTGTGGCGAGACTACACGACAGCGACGCACGACAGCGCGAAGGTCGGCTTCCTTAAGCAGGTCTCCGAGGTGCTCAAGCAGATTGCGGCAGCGGAGGGCATCGCTACGGAGCGCAAAGACATTGGCCTCCACGGGGTAGACGGCAAGCCGCCCATCGAGTTCTCATGGTGGCGTGGTATCGAGGCCGCGCAGCAGCAGAGCGGCGATGTACAGGAAGAGACCGATGGCAGTGGCAGCGGCGAGGGGTAGTGACGGGCCGACGCCGGAAGCCTTCCGCGCGGTGCATGACAACGCTGCCATATTCGCCGAGCGTCTTCTGCGTCGCCACCTGTGGAGCAAGCAGCGCGAGGTGCTGGAAGCACTGAGCACCCATGAGCGTGTCGCGGTTGCGTCGTGTCACTCAGTGGGTAAGTCCTTTCTGGCAACGTGCGCCCTGCTATGGTTTGTCTACACGCGCCGCCCGGCCAAGGTCGTCACAACCGCGCCGACATGGCGTCAGGTTGAGAAGGTCATCTGGCAGTATGTAGCCCGTGAGCACGAGCGCCTACCTGAGGAGATACGCAGTCTCGGCCAATGCCTGCAGACGCGGCTGGTGCTGGGCACAACACACGAGGCTTTCGGGCAGAGCACCGACAAGCCCGACGCCTTCCAGGGCATACACTCGCCGCACATCATGCTCATCGTAGACGAGGCGGCGGGCGTCACCGACGACATCTTTGAGGCAGCGGCGACACTCGGTGCTGGCGGCGAATACCGCGAGCTGCTGATTGGCAACCCGACGGGAAGCGATGGCAAGTTCTTTCGGGTCTTCGCCAACCCCGATCTAGGCTACCAATGCCTACGGATAGACGCCCTGGAGACGCCGAACTTCACCGGGGAAACCTGCCCGCCCGAACTGTTGGCGGAACTCATACAGCCCGCGCAGGTAGAACGGTGGCGTGCCGACTGGGGCGAGGATAGCCCAGCCTTCCTCTCTCGTGTCCACGCGCAGTTCCCGTCCGCCGACGAGCAGGCGGTCATCGCTCCGCTGTCGTGGTTTGAGGCAGCGCAACGCCGCGAGCCCAAGCCGCTACCCTCCGACGTAGCGCAGATGGGCGTGGACGTGGCGCGCTTCGGCAGCGATCGTTCCTGCATCGCCGAAGCGGTGGGGGCCAGCCTGCAGGCGCTCAAGAGCTATCAGGGCCTGGACGCCGTACAGTTGGAGCACGCGATCCGGGAGCGGGCGCAAGCCTTCCGGGCGCGGACAGGCAAGTTTGTGCGCGTCTGCATTGACGAGACGGGCATGGGCGGCCCGATTGTAGACCACTGCCAGCGGTTCCTCGATGCTGGCATTAGCTATGTCGGCGTGAACTTCGGTGCGGCGGCCAAGGATGCCGGGCGCTTCGCTAACCTGCGTGCCGAGATGTACTGGGGCGTGCGGGAACTGCTGCAGCAGGGCAACAACGAGCCGGACATGACGGTGGTAGCGCACGGGGCGGAAGTGGATCGTCTCGGGGCGCAGCTATCCGCCATCCGCTACGTCTATACGAACCGCGAGAAGGTCCAGGTCGAGAGCAAAGAGAGCATGAGCAAGCGCGGAATGCCGAGCCCCGACGAGGCCGACGCGGTAGTCCTGGCCCTCGGCTATCGGCAGGACGCGCCGACGTTCTCAAGCCGCCCGACCGTGAGCATCGCTACCGCACCCCGCCGGTCTATCATGGAGTAAGCAGTCGCATGGCAAGCAACCGTCACCAAGGACGACCGGCGCGGAGCCACGGCGTGGCGACGCTGGCCCAGGACGATGCGCGCAAGCAGCGGGAGCAGCGCGGCGAGACGCCGCCCAGCAGCCCGAGCGTCGGCATCGCCGGGCGCACCGCGCCGACTAACTGGGCTGACTATGAGTTCGGCCCCTATGAGAAGTTCCCCAACCAGCAGCAGATGGTCATGGATGGCTATCTGATGCAGCGGTATGATCCGACCATCGGCAGCGCCTTGTCCGTCCTGCGAATGTTGGTCAACAGCAACCTGGGCGAATACAAGCACGAGAACGAGACCATCCGCGATTTTGTGCGAGAGGACTTCGATAAGCTGTATGGTGGCCCGCGCCGCACGGTAGGGTCTCTGCTTTCCTGCCTCTGGTCCGGGTTCGCCGTGGCGGAACGTCGCTGGGTGGCGGACAACAACTCGTGGCATATCGAGGCGCTGGACCTACTACACCCGCTGACGTTCTTCCCCCGCCTGGGCGGCAGCAAGTGTGGCATCGAACTGGACCCGAAGGAGAAGCGCGTCACGCAGGTCGTGCAGCAGCCGTGGGAGGCCGGCGAAGAGCCGCTGGTCCTGAAAGCCTCGGAGGTCGTCTATTGGCCGTTCATGCAGCAACTGCGGGAAGAGGTCCTGGGTAAGCGCCTGACAGATCGGGCGCGGCGCTCGTGGTTCATGCGCGTTAAGCTGGAGAGGTTCTGGGGCGTCTTCCTCGAGCGGTTTGCGCACCCCACACCAGTAGCGACGGTGCCCAAGGGCCAGCAGGTGCGCGACGGTGAGATCATCGAGAACGCCGAGGCCTACGCCGACTTTCTGTCCAACCTCGCCCCCGGCAAGTGCGTCGCCGTGGCCTTGAGCGCTGATGACAAGGCCATCTGGTCGCTTGACAACACTCTCGGCAGCACGGTCGGCAGCGACATGGCCTATCGCCGCGCGTGTGACTACTACAACGCTGAGCTATGGAAGTCCGTGCTGATGTCGCCGCTGCTGCTGGAGGAGCCCGCGCATGGTAGCCGGGCACAGGCGAGCACGGTCTTGGAGTTGACGGCGCTGTTGGTGGAAGCGATCCAAGAGGAACTCGGGTCGGTGCTGGTAGACCAGTTCGCCCGACTTTTGGTTGACTACAACTTCGGCCAGGGCGTGGAGGACTATGGCGAATGGCGCTTCGACCCGCTACAGAAGGACGACCTTGACCTCCTGAGCACGGTTGTGGAGCGCGTCATGCGGTCGGGGGCCATCCCGCCCACCGAGGCCGACGAGGCGAGCCTGCGGGAGAAGTTCGCCGAGGCCGGGTTTGTGAGCGCCGAGGAAGTGGCGGAGGCCGAGGCGGCGTTGACACCGGAGCAGAGGGCGGCGCGCGAGTCGAAGCAGTTGGCACTGCCGGTAGGGTACGGAATGTAGCCGCTTGTGCGGAGTAGCACCGTCCTGGGAGGGACACAATGGAACTCAGCTTCGGTACAGATGGTTGGGCACACGCGTCATTGGCAGGGGAGGGGAAGCCATATGGTCATCGCCGCGTCAGGGTGCAAAGAAATGGCATAGTAGAAATCGTCGGCAACGCGGTCGGGCACCCCGATTTCGCGGACGTGGATGGGCTGTTATCGGCGATAGGGACTGCGGTCGAGAAAGAACGCAGGTTGGCTGGAAAGGCATGACTGCCGCCTTCACCATAGCCCGCGACGAGCCCTTCTTCCTGCCCCTTTGGCTGGCCTACTATGGCGGTCAGTTCGGCATGGAGAACCTGCTGGTAGTGGACCATAAGACCGACGATGGCAGCACCGCTGGACTGCCCTGTGAGGTCATGCCGGTCTCCCATCCCGATTGCTTCGACTTTCCGTGGCTATGTGAGACTGCCGCCTCCGTCCAGGCAGAGCTATTCGGGCGCGGCTATGAGACGGTGGTCTACACCGACGTTGACGAGTTCCTCTGCCACCCACAGGGCTTGCGACGTTTCGCGCAGAGTCTGCCGGGGCGGTCATGTAGGGCGACAGGCTATCACCTCGTACAGCACGCGTCAGAAGCGCCCTACGTGTCCGGTCGGGCCATCATGGAGCAGCGGGGCTGGTGGAAGCGCGATAGGCTGTATGACAAGACCCTGATTGCCCAGGAACCGCTACGGTGGGAGGTAGGCTTTCACTTCCTGGAGGGGAAGGCACACGGGCGGCGCGTGGCGGACTTGACGCTGGTGCACCTGCATAGCTTCGACCGTGGCGTGGCGCTGGCGCGGCACGAGGCGCGGCGGGGATGGCAGTGGAGCGAGGAGCAGCGAGAGGCCCGCAACGGGGAGCAGTGGACTTTCGAGGGGGAGCGGCTGGAGGCGTGGCTGGACGAACAGGCGGCTGGGGCGGAGTCGGTCGCTGGGTGGCTGAAGGAGCAGGTGCCGTTCTGAGTAGAATACCAGTCCTGGGAGGGTGAGATGGATATGGCAAAAGCTAGTTTCAGGTGTGGTGACGGGCAGTATCGTTCATTCATGGCCGGGTGCCCGTCTTGTGAACACTTCCGCGAAGGGCAAAGGGGAGAACTGCCGCACAATAGACCGATGGGCACCGGACAGGGCTCGGCTGCTGCGTGAGTTTGTGTACTACATCATGGATGCGGAACATGGAGCTAACTTCCACGCGGCACAGAAGAAATCACAATGCCCACTCTCCCCGACCAGATAGCGCACTCTGAAGCCGCCCTCCGCAAGGGCCTACGCAACGGGGCCGCCGCCTACCTGGATGGCTTCCTGTACCGCTACCAGCACGGGGGCATGGATGACGGGGCGGGCGCGTCATGCCAGACCGGACTGCAGTCGGGGTTGCAGCAAGCGTGGCTGACGGCATGGATGCTGACGGGGCGCGAACTGGCGGGGATAGTGCGTAGGCGGTTTCCTGTGCGAGGGGTGCGGACGCTGGCCGGAGAACCGCCGCGACTGTATCTTCCCGCGCCGCTTCCGTTACCGGCGGACTTCCGCACTTGGCTGGAGACGCACACCGTTGCCGAGGGCGGGACAGCAACAGTGCCGGTGCCGCGCAGCGGAGCCGAGTGGCTGGCCGAACACGAGGCCACGGTCAACAAGTGGGTGCCGCGCAAGTATGTGGATCGCTACCTGCAGACGCGTTTGCCGCCGCTGGTGGGGATCGCTGACCGGGCGCTGCTGGAGGGCGCGCGGGACATTGTGGCGGCGAACATGGAGCGCGGCTTCGGGGTGAACGAGACGATGCGCAGCCTGCGGCGCGACTTCCCGTCATTCGCAGCGCGGCGGCTGGAGAACATCGCACGGACGGAGGGCGCGGTCGCTTTTGAGCATGGTCGCCTGTCGCGCTATATGGCAGACGGGCTGGTGCAGGGCGTCGAGTATAGCGCGGTCATGGACGACCGCACCACCGAAATCTGCGCATGGCACAATGGTCGTAAGTACAAGCTCGATGACCCGGACCTGCTCGTTCCTCCGGCGCATTGGATGTGCCGCAGTGTGCTTATGCCGATCCTGTTCAACGAGCAGCCCGCGTGGAATACGGAGCAGCCGCCGGAAGAGGCGCGCCCGTTGGAGGGATTCGGCGCGGTGGACCCGGAGTTGCTACCGCGAAACGTGACGCCGGAGGAGTTGTTTGGGGGAGCCGCGTAGTATGTGGGGCCTTAGCTCAATAGGGAGAGCGCCTGTTTTGCAAGCAGGGGGTTGTCGGTTCGAGCCCGACAGGTCTCCACCATTTGTAGGCGAAGCCCGTGAGCCTAGAGGCGTATGGGCGGCGAGAGTCGCAACAACGCGGAAAGCTCCGAATCTGGAGCGCAATCGGGCACCAGTGAGACTGTAGCTCAGCCGGTTAGAGTGCTACCCTGTCAAGGTAGAAGTCGCGGGTTCAAGTCCCGCCAGTCTCGCCAACCGTCACACACCGAAGCCGTCCTCACCCGAGGGCGGCTTTTCCGTTTCCGCCGCCCCGTCCGCAGCACAAGGAGCAGACCATGCCGGGACACATTGACATCTACTTGTCTGACGTGACCGCCGACGTGCGCGTGTCCAAGCGCACCAATGCCTCCGGGCAGGAAGTGTACTACGCCGAGGGGCTGCCGCTGTTGAAGCCCGGCACCTGGAATGGCAATATCTACACCGTAGAAGACATGCAGGCTGCCGTCAATGCTTTTACGGAGATTCAGCAGGCCGATAGCTGGGAGCCGCCCCTGCGCCCTTATCATGCCTATGACCGCGAGGGCAAGGCGCTGCAGCACGATGCCCGCGAGACGCTGGGTTGGCACAAGGCCCTGCGCTGGGACGACACGGCTGGCCTCTTGCGCGCCGACGTGGAGATTGTGGATGCCCAGGCGGCTGCCGACCTGATTTCCGGCAAGCTGCGTTTCGTCAGCACGGAGGTGGCGCGCAAGGCCTATACCTCGCCCACCACGGGCAAGACTTATGACACCGCCATTGTCGGCACGGCGTTCGTGGACAACCCGGCGGTCAAGGGGATGCCCTGGCAGATCGTGCTGAATGCGCACGAGTTCGGGCACGGCATTGAGGCCTTCGCGTCTTGGGGTGGTCGCAGCGTTGACGAGATTCGTGATGAGGTTGTGAAGACCATCTTCCCGCCGCGTGGAGACGACACGTACAGCCCCGGTTACTGCCGCGAGATGTACGAAGACTACTGCATCGTCACCGGGCCATCGGGCGAGGAGGAGAAGACCTTCAAGGTGCCTTTCTCCTTTGACGACGCAGGCCGCATGACGGTGGGGCAAGCCCAGGAAGTGGAGGAAACGTGGGTGCCAGTCAGCGGGTCAACTCCCGCTGTTGCTACACAGGCGCATGACATCGCCGGGATGCCCGGCAACACAGCCGGAGACCCCGGCGCGAAAGGAGCAAAGAGTATGGGACTGATTGAGTCGCTCAAGGCGAAGCTCACGGCCCTCGGCGCGAAGCCGGAAGACCTGGCCGAAGTGGACCAGCTTGTGGCCGCAGAGTCCGAGCCGCAGACGCCGCCTGCTGTCCCCGCCGCCCCGGCGGCAACTCCGACTACCGACCCGGCCCTCATACAGCAGTTGGAGCAACTGAGCAAGGCGAACGAGGAACTGCGCGGCACGGTGGAGACGATGGCCGCCGAGGCGCGCCATACCAAGGCGAGCACGACCGTTGATGGCTGGGTGCGCGGCGGCAAACTACCGCCTGCCCTGCGCGTGCCCGCATTCGCCCTCGTGGACGCCCTGGCCGCCACGACCATTGCCGATATCACGGTTCTGTCCAGTGACGAGCAGGGGGCGCAGACGACCCGCAAGGCGTCCGCCCTGGACTTGCTGGGCGAGATCGTCACGGGCATTGCCCCGGCCATCAACCTCGGCGCGCCCAAGGGCAATATCCGCACCCTCGGTGAGGACGTTGACGCCGAGGCTCCGCGCAAGATGACCGACGAAGAGCTTGAAGCAATGGTTGCCACCGTGCGGACGAAGTAGTAACCCTTACCCCAAGCGAAAGGAGCAACAGACATGGCTTTCTGGCGCAACGAACAGACGTACACCCAGATCGAGCACAGTGTGTTCGACAAGGTCGAGCGCACCAAGGCACTGGTCATGACCAGCGCCGCCCGCAACCCGATCACGACCGGCGCGCGGGAGAAGTACCGCATCCATGCCGGCACACCCATCGGCCCCATCGGCAACGGCTTCGTGTCGCCGATCATCCGCAGCCGCATTGTGGCGACCGCCCCGAGCGGGTCCACCAGCGTCTACGTTGACGACGCGACGGGCTTCAAGGCTGGCGACGTGCTGCTGTACTTCTCGACCCTGACCGGCACCGCCGCCGCCGCGACCGTCTCGACCGTCACCGACGCCTCCAACCTCATCACCCTCACGGACGCGATCACCGCTTCCGCTGGTGACTACATCGAGGTCGCGGCCAATGGCGCGCATGGCAACACCACCGCCGCCAACCCGACGCAGACGCCCGACGTGTTCATCCTCCTGGAGGATGTGGACGTGCTGTCCCCAGATGGCGCGACGCTCATTCCCGTGCCCTGCGTGGGCGTGGACGCGGGCGTTATTCGCGTGGGCAACCTGACCGGCCAGTGCTGCGCGACGTTTGACAACATCAACCTGCGCGCGCAGTTGCCGGACATCCGCTTCGACAACACGACGGTCGGTAGCTAGACCAACGCAAGCCGCGCCCCGAACGCAACGCGAGCCGCCCCTATCAAGGGCGGCTTTTGTGGTTCTGGCGGCGCGGCGCACGAAAGGAGAGACAAAGCATGGTTGCATTGGAACTGCAGGCTGTGAACCTGGAAGCCCTGTACACCAAGTTTGCGAGTTACGCTTCGCCGCTGGCGAAGTACTTCACGCCGCTTGGCGCGACGGGTCCGGGCAACACGATCAGCTATGACATCCTGTCCTATCGGCGCAGCATGTCCCCGCTGACTTCGTATGGCGCCCCGGCCACGGTCGGGAAGATGCCGACTGTCGGCAACGTGTCCTACAAGGCCATCACCACGAAGCAGAAGATGGACTTGCCCCTGGAGATTCTGCGCAATGCCCGTGACGCCGGTTCGCTCAATGCGAACGAGCGCGCGCATGTGGCCCGCGCGGTTATTCAGGTGCGCATGAACATCGAGCGCCGACTGGACTGGCTGCGGGCGCAGTGGCTGACGGGTGGCGCGATGCTGTCGAGCGCAGGCGTGGCTCCGGTTGAGCCCGGTGGCACCGCCTACCTGGACGTGCCGTCGTTGTCCAACAGCACGCCGCTGTCGGTAGGCCTCGGCTACACCGCGTCGCACATTGACGCGGGCGCTACGGCCTCGTGGGCGACGAGCACCACGGACATCCTGGCCGACCTGGACGCCGCCCGCGCCAAGATCGCGCTGGACAGTGGCATCGAGAACGCCACCCGCGTCATCTGCAACAGCGTCGTGTGGAACTATGTTCTGCGCAACGACATGGTGCAGAGCAGCATCGAGAAGGCCAATGCCATCGCGGCGCGCGGCGCGATGCAGGGCCAGTTGCCGGTGCTGTTCGGGTACGAGTGGGATGTCATTGATTCCTACATCCCCTTCGATGACGAGACGATGGCAACGGACACCGGGGGCCTCGGGCTGTTCAAGCTCATCCCCGACAACGTAGTCATCATCACGACCCCCGACAACATCCGCGCCGGGCGCATTCTGCGCGAGTGCAAGCCCGACGACTACAACGCGGCCGACAGCGACCGTGGCATCTACCCGTGGTCTGACGTGGAGGCCGAGCATCCGCACCAGCCGAGCACCGGGTTTACGTGGACCGGCGGCGTGGAGTGTGCGGTGCCGGACAGCACGTACATCTACACGAATGTCACTCACACGAGCTAGGCGGGTGCGTCGTGAGGCGTGAGAGGTTGGAATAACCGACAAGCCATCATCCCCGGCACCATCGCCGGGTAGCCCTCCCAGGCGGGACACGGGGGCCTTCGTTGCGACGGAGGCCCCCGCTCCTTTGGGGCGGGCGACACGGGACGCATTCCCTGGGAGGGAAGCAGAGATGAGCAAGCTCTTCGCCGCCGTCATCCTCGCCTGCAACGAGCAGGAAGTTCTGCCGCGCCTGCTTGATAGCATCGCCGACGTGGCCGAACTGTATATCAGCGTTGACGAGGCCTCCACCGACCAGACCGAGGCCATCGCCCATCAGTACACAGAGCACGTCTACACCCACAACCTTGCCGCCGCACCGGGCGGCTGGGCGGAGGTGCGCAATGGCCTGCAAGAGCGGGCGGAAGAAGCCTCGGCGCTAGACTGGTTCGCGTGGCTGGACCCCGACGAGTGGCTGGCCGAGGGCAAAGCAGGTCTGACGCGTGTGTTCGCCAAGGCCGAGGAACTCAAGCGCACCGGACTAATGGTGCGCATGGTGGACATTCCGGCGGGGGCCGAGCCGGGTGTGCGCGGGGCGACGTGGCAGAACTGCAAGTTCTTCAAGCGCGGGCAACGGTTTGCGCGGCGGCGACACGAGCACTTGCCGGTGGGGGAGCCGCGTGCCACCTGTTTGCAGCTTGTCATCCACCACCAGAAGCTACAGCGACAGGACGTGCAGGAGCGGTGCGCGGCCCTGAAGACGGACTTGGCGGCGCTGCAGGAGGACTGGCACGAGTGGCATGACATGCGGGCCGCCTACTACCTGGGAGAGGCCTTCCTGCAGAGCGGCGACGTGCCCACGGCGATGTTATGGTTTCAGCAGGGATTGACGTTGCC